CCGATTTCAAGAAATACAATCACATTAAAACATTTAGCCTCTAAGTGTTCAGGTGCAGAGTGATTGCTGCATGGTTTCGTAAACCAACTGAACATTTAGGGGTTTTTTAATTTACAAAACAATGAAAACAAAATTAATTATCACTAATCTAAAAGATTTTTTTAAGCATGGATTTGATAGACCTTTTAAAATGTTATATCAAATTGAAGAGCAAGTTCACAGAATTACCGAATCAGATAACATTCATTTTGGAGACAAAACAAAAGTATTATTAGCTGATTATAAAGAAGAAGGTTATGCAATTTTTGACTTGCAATCTTATGAATTTAAAAATGATTGCCATATATTTTATTATGAGTTTAGTTCAACAGCATCTTAAAATTTTGTTTTAATAAAAATAATTTATATATTTGCAATGCTTACTCAGTTAGAAATGACATTAAAAATAATCCCACAATCACATTGCCGAATGTACATTCTGTACTACTGGGTAAGCCCTTGTGTTTTGTGGGTATTTTTTTAAAATGAATTCATACGAACTTTCACGAAATTTTTTTGATTGGAGTTTTGAAAATCCTCATAAAGTTACTCCAAATCATATAGCTTTATTTTTCTTTTGTATTGAACATTGTAACCGTTTAGGTTGGAAAGAAAACTTTGGTTTACCAACTACAATGGCAAAAGAAGCAATAGGTATCCGTTCTTATAATACTTATATAAAAACTTTAAATGATTTAGTTGATTTTGGCTTTATAAAAATGATTGAAAAATCTAAAAATCAATATAGCAGTAACATAATTGCTCTATCAAAATTTAATAAAGCACATGATAAACCACTTGATAAAGCAATTATAAAGCACGTAATAAAGCAAGATGAAAGCACAGTACAAAGCATTGATAGTATAAATAAACATAAAACAATAAACAATAAACAAATAACAATAATAGAAGTTGAGGATTATTTTATTGAAAATGGTTATCGAAAAGATGTTGCAGAAAAATTTTATAATTATTACAATGTTTCAGATTGGAAAGATGCAAAAGGTAATAAAGTGAAAAACTGGAAACAGAAAGCACAATCAGTTTGGTTTAAAGATGAAAATAAAATAGGTAAAAAGAAATACGACCCAACAGACCCAAGACAAAATCATTACTAATGACTTATTCAGATTACAACATAATAATTCCAAACGGAAAATATACAGGTCAGGTTTATACAACTTGTCCGAAATGTAGCCATGAGCGTAAAAAGAAAACTGATAAATGTTTAGGAGTTAATTTAGATAAACAAGTTTGGCATTGTAACCATTGTAATTATAAAGGATGGTTACCTAAGCAAATTCAAATTGATGAAAAAGTCTATGTTAAACCTGAATGGAAAAACAAAACAGAATTATCAGACAAAGCAATTAAGTGGTTTGAAAAAAGAGGAATTGACCAGCAGACTTTAATAACTTGGAAAGTTACCGAAGGTTTGGAGTGGATGCCTCAAACTCAAAAAGAAGAAAATACAATTCACTTTAATTACTTTAATGAAAACAATGAATTGATAAATGTTAAATATAGGGATGGCAGAAAGTCTTTTAAACTCCATAAAGATTCTAAACTTATATTTTATGGTTTAAACTTGTTTAAATTCGATTTAAACGCTTTTTTAGTAGAAGGTGAGATTGATGCTTTATCAATGTATAAAAGTGGCTATAAAAACGTTTTAAGCGTTCCTAATGGCGCAAATGTTTCTAATAACAATCTTCAATACTTTGATTACATTTCTGAAAGATTTAACGAAACTCCTGTAATTTATCTTTGTTTTGATAATGATAATGCTGGCAGACAATTAACAGAAGAGTTTGCAACAAGATTAGGTAAAGAAAAATGTAAGTTAGTTATTTTTAAAGATTGTAAAGATGCAAATGAATGTTTAATTAAATACGGGATACAAGGTATAATTGAATCAATACAGGATGCAAAAGATTATCCACTTGAAGGTGTGTTTACTATTCAAGACATGGAAAATGAAATTTTTGATTTATATGAAAACGGATTAGATAGGGGAGTTAATGTAGGCTTTGAGAAATTTGATAGACTACTAACTTTTGTAAAAGGTTACATTACAACAATTACAGGAATACCTGGACATGGTAAATCTGATTTTTTAGATGAAATTGTTATTCGATTAATGTTAGGCCATGGATGGAAAACAGCTTTTTTCTCACCTGAAAATAAACCAACAAAACTTCATTTCAGTAAAATAGCAAGAAAGATAATTGGTAAAAGTTGGGATTCACAATACAGAAATAGAATGAATCAACTTGAAGTAAAAATCTGCATGAAGGCAATGAATGAAAAAATATGGTTTATTAAGCCTGAAAAAGATTTTACACTTGAAAGTATTTTAGAACATATTAAAAATTTAAAGATTAGATACGGATTAGATGCCTTTGTAATTGATGCTTGGAATAAATTAGAACACAAATACAATCAAAGTGAAACAAAGTATATTGGAGAAAGTTTAGAAAAAATATCTGTATTTTGTGAACAATATAATTTGCATTGTTTTTTAGTTGCTCATCCAAGAAAAATAAATAAGGATAAACAAAGCGGAAAATATGAAATACCTAACCTTTATGATATTGCTGGGAGTTCAAACTTTTACAATAAAACAGATAACGGAATTTCTGTTTACCGAACAGGAGAAAATAAAACATTTGTTTACGTTCAGAAAGTTAAGTTTTCACATTGGGGAACTATTGGGCATTCAGAATACACTTATGATTTAAGTTCAGGAAGATATATTGAAGATGGGACATTCCATACAGCAGATAGTTGGGTAACAGTTGAACAGGCAACAATGGAAGAAAATAAAGAATTTTTAAACGAAAAAGATCCTTTTTAAAACTAAAGCAACAAGGTAAAACATTTGATAATTTAAAAAGAATATGAAAATACTAAATTTATATGCATGTTTAGGAGGTAATCGTTATAAATGGAACGAAGTAAAAGAAGATATTGAAGTTACTGCTGTTGAGTTAGACTCCGAAGCTGCACGATTATATCAAGAGCGTTTTCCTAATGATACAGTAATAGTTGCGGATGCTCACCAATATTTATTAGAACATTACAAAGAGTTTGATTTTATTTGGAGTTCGCCACCTTGTCCAAGTCATAGTAGGGCAAGATATTGGAGTTCAAAAGGTGGAAAATATAATGTAGAATATCCTGATTTAAAACTTTATGAAGAAATTATATTTTTAAAACATTTTGTTACAGGAAATACTAAATGGGTAATTGAAAATGTTATTCCATATTATGAACCTCTAATTCAAGCACAAAAAAGAGATAGGCATTTATATTGGACAAATTTTAAAATTCCAATAAATTTAAAAAGTAGACATTTTGATGAATTATGTCAAGCAAAAGATGAATTGAAAAAACTTTGTAATTTTCATCAAATAGATTTATCTGATTATAAAGGTGAACAAAGTAAAATTAAAATGGCTCGTAACCTGGTAGATTATGAAGCTGGCAAAACAATATTTGAAACTGCATTAGGAATAATTAATAAATCAAAAACAAAACAAGTAACATTAGAACTATGAAAACAAACAATCAAACAAATCTATCACTAATTTCTAAAACAGAATGGTGGTTAAAAAAATTAGATGTAAACTCTATTAGAGGAACATTCGACTGGAATCAGTATCAAAAATATTTAAAAGCTTTACAGAATAATGAAAAAAAATGATGTTACTTTTATTTTATTTGTAATCTTCTTATTATTTGCTTTACTTTTGCATAAGTGATTGATGAACTTGTAAATAATCGAATCTACAAACAAATAACTCGGAATGTATGCCACAATCACGAACTACAGGATGACCTTCACTTTGAAGCTGTTTTAGTCATTATAGAGAAAAAATTTGATTTATCAGAAATAAGAAACCTTAAACACTTTTTCTCGGCTGTAGTATGGAGAACCTGGCATTCAAATAAATTTAGAAAAAAGTATTTTGTTGATCATGTTAAATTTGTAGAGAATTTAAACGAGATTATTGAAGAAAACGAAAACATTGACTATTCAGTACTGATTAACTTTTTAGATAGTTCACCACAAAATGAAAATGAATTTTATGAGGTTAATTTACTTAAGTTGTATATTCAACATGGTGATGCAAAAAAGTTAAGCGATAAAACTAAGATACCTTACAGAACAGTAGCAAACGACATTAAACAAATCAAAGACAAACTCAAACGACAGCACAATGAAAAAAATTCTAATCAAGGCGAACATGGGTAACCTTAACGGGTTATCATTTCACCGATTAATCGTTCCATTCTCCAAAGTCTCCGACATGATAGACTTTCAATGCGATGTTTTCCCAGACTTAGAAGTGGCTACTGATGAACAGCTTAAACAGTATTCTGCAGTGGTTTATCAAAGGGAAATTGATACAAGTGGCAAATCATTAGAAATAATTAAAAAGTATCATTCACTCGGAATTAAAGTTATATTTGACATTGATGATATTTGGACTTTACCTAAAAGCCATTATTTAAGTAGACTATACGATATTCACAACATACCCGACCAAACAGTTGAAATACTGAAAAATGTAGATTTAGTAATAACAACTACAAAACACCTGGCATCTAAGATTAAAAAATACAACAAGAATGTTGAGGTTATACCTAACTGCTTAGATCATGAAGATGAGCAATGGAAACCTAATAAGACTAAAAGTGATAAGGTTAGATTTGGTTACATTGCAGGTATTTTCCACAAAGAAGATATTTCAATCTTAGAATTACCAATTCGTAAAGCCTTGAGACATGATTTAAACATTCAATTTGTATTAGGTGGCTATAATGATAATGCAGATTATAACTATTACGAAAAAGTAATGAGTGGTGGAACTTTAACAGATAAGTATCAAAGAGTTTACAGCTTACCAGTTCACGATTATGGAAAGACATATAACGAGACTGATGTATCTTTAATCCCATTGCAATCAAACTCATTTACTGAGTGCAAAAGCGAAATAAAGCTTTTAGAAGCAGGTTTACATGGAAATGCTGCAATAGTTAGTGATGTACTACCTTACAACATATTTCCAAAGGAAACAGCAATCTTTTTAAAGAATAATGATATAAATGGATGGTACAAGGCTATAAGAAACCTAAGTAAAGATGAAGCAATGCGTAAGGAATACGCAGAAAGTTTACAAAAATATATTGAAAAACATTATAATTTAAACAAATGGACAGAAGTAAGAAAACAGATTTTAAAATCGGTATTGGCGTAACAACTACCCCAAATCGTAAAGAATACGTTGATAGATGGTTAGAATACTTTGAGAAGTTTAAACCTGCTAATTACCATCTGCACATTCACGAAGATGTACACTACAAAGGTGTTGCATACTCTAAAAATCAAAATTTATATACCCTTCGAGATTGCGACCACATTTTCCTTTTTGATGATGATTGCTTTCCTGTTAAATCTAATTGGGCAAACTTTTTTATTGAATCAGGTTACCATCACTTGCTATACTTAGAACCAAAACATACGATTAAATCTAAAATAAACGATTTAGAGATATTTCATAATTGTGGTGGGGTGTTTATGTATTTAACAAAAGAAGTACTTAATAAAGTAGGTTATTTAAATTCTGAGTATGGTCAGTATGGATATGAACACGCTGGTTATTCAAATCGAATTTACAAAGCAGGATTAACTGATGCACCTTACCAACAATTAACAGGAACTGATAAATATCTTTATGCAATGGATTATGAAATTGAACACAAGTCAAGTATTCCAACTTACAAAAAAGATAAATTGATTGAAGAAAATAGAAAAGTATTTATTAAGGAATTACAAAGCGAAACTATTTTTTATAACTTTGCAAAGTGAACGAACACATACTTTTTAAACTAGCAACTCGCAGCAGACCTCAAAAGGCAAAAAAGGCTATTCAAAACATTATAATGCTTTGTCAATCAATGAACTATACTATTTTAGTAAGTATTGATGAAGATGACGAAAGTATGTTTAGTTTTAGTTATCCTGATGATAATGTCTTTATAGTTAGAGGCACTTCAAAAAATAAAATAGATGCTATTAATCGTGACATGGATATTTTTGAAGGTTGGGATATTTTAATAAATACTTCTGATGACATGGAGTTCCAAATCAAAGGTTTTGACAATATAATCAGACAAGACTTCAAAGGAAACTTAGATCAGGTTCTGCATTATTCAGATGGCAATCAACACGCAAACATTATGACAATGTCAATAATGGGATTTGATTACTATAATCGTTTTGGTTACATTTATCATCCTGACTATAAATCTTTGTGGTGTGATTGTGAAGCTACAGAAGTAGCTCATTTGTTAGGTAAGTATGAGTACATGGGTGACAGTAAAATATTATTTAAACATAAGCATCCTGCATGGGGTTTAGCAGATTACGATGAACAATACAGAAAAACAGAAAGTCAAGAAATGTGGAATTCAGACTATCATTTGTTTAAATATCGAAAGTCAGAAGATTATTT